GGAGGGATAGACCCGCCGATAGTGATGATAACGCCGGTCAGATTGAAAATCTCCTGAAGGGGCTGAAAGCGAATGAATAAGGTCTATACACCGAAGCAGCTTTCCCTGCTTCGCCTCTGGCAGCAGAACAAACTCCGACGCATCAATCTTCTGGAAGGCTCCGTCCGGTCCGGTAAAACATGGATTTCTCTTGTCATGTGGGCCTTCTGGGTGGCCACAATGCCCAAAGACGGCAACTACCTGATGGTGGCAAAGACGCTCACTTCCTTGCGCCGTAACTGCCTTGACCTGCTGCAGGAACTTGTTGGTACAAAGCACTTCACCTATTCGCTCTCAAAAAAAGAGGGCCGCCTGTTTGGCCGGCTGATTTACCTTGAGGGTGTAAACGATGCCCGGGCCGAAAGTAAGATTCGCGGCATGACGCTGCAGGGCGCCTATTGCGATGAGCTGACACTTTTCACCGAGGACTTTTTCTCGATGCTGCTGTCCCGCCTATCTTGCCCCGGGGCGAAGCTGATTGCAACGACTAACCCGGACAGCCCCATGCACTGGCTGAAAGCAAAGTACATGGATCGTGCCAGTGAGTTGAACATGTTAATCCTCAAATTTCTGATTGACGACAATACTTTTCTCGATCAAGAATACGTTGAGAACCTCAAAAAAGAATATGTCGGCGTCTTTTACGATCGTTTTATCCGCGGGCTCTGGGTCGTGGCTGAGGGCCTAATCTATGCCGATGTCGCAAATGGTCAGGGCATTGTGGAACCGGAAAATAGGCAATACGTCAAGCGTTACATATCAATCGACTATGGCACTCTTAACCCGTTTTCTGCGGGCCTGTACGGCTTGTGTAAAGGTGTTTGGTATCGCTATGATGAATATTACTATTCGGGCCGCGAAGAGCAGCGACAGCTTACAGACAGCGAGTATTACGCCGAGCTGGAAAAGCTTGCGGGAAAACAGCATGTTGAGGCGGTCGTTATTGATCCTTCTGCTGCATCCATGATCGCAGAGATCAAAAAGCACGGTCGATTCCGGGTTATCAAGGCCAACAATGAGGTGGTGGACGGCATACGGGAAACTGCAAAAGCGTTCAGCCGGGGGCAGCTCAAAGTAACACGCAACTGCTCCGGGGCGATCACGGAGTTTTCCTCGTACCGCTGGGATGATAAAAAGCAAGAAGATAAGCCGATCAAAGAAAACGACCACGCTATGGACGAAATCCGGTACTTTGTTAATACCGTGATGGTCAAACGCGGCGGCGTGAAAATAGGCGGGTGGTGATAATTTGCAGGATTTGAAAGCGATACGGAAACTGATAGAGAATACCGAAAGCCAATATAAAACCTTTGCAGCCTCCGCGCAGCAGGGTTTTGATTATTATGGCAATCAGGATGATATTGAGCGTACCGGCGCCGCGGCAATCGATGAGATCAACGGTTACCTGAAAAAGAAAGGCGCTAATCCACTTCGGTCTGCGGATAACCGGGTCAGCCTGAATCGCCATAAGATTGTGGTGGACCAAAAGACCGGCTATCTGTTTTCTGTGCCACCCTCTTTCGATCTGCCCGGAGGCAATGACACGGATAAGGTTGATCCTCTTTTGCAGAAAGTTAAGGACACGATCGGTACCCAGTGGCCTAAGGTTATTAAACAGCTCGGTATCGACGCTTCCAACACCGGCAAAGCTTGGTTGGCTTATTGGGTGAACGAGGCGGGAGAGTTTGATTACTGGTATATTAATCCGCTGACCGTGCGCCCTATTTACGACCGAAGCACTGTCAAAAAGCGGCTGAAATACCTGGTCAGGGTGTACGATTACCTGACGGACACGGGCGATGCTGTGACGCGGTACGAGGTATGGGACGATCAGGAAGTCGCTTATCTGATACGGCCCGCAGTGACAGCCCAGCGGCCGAAACCGCAGATTGAGTTTGAAACCTTGCCGCAGGGCGGGTACAACATTCAGCCGCATGATTACGGTCGGATTCCGTTTATAGAGTTCCAAAACAATGCCCACGCCGTCGGCGATCTGCCCATGTACAAGGACATCATCGACGCTACGGATAAACTGGTATCCGGCTTCTGCAACGACGTGGACGACCTGCAGGAAATTATATGGGTTATCAAGAATTATGGCGGTGAACGCTCTGAAACCGACGTTGACGCAGAAGGTAACGAAATTCAAAAGCCGGTCGACTTGCTCCAGATGCTAAAAGCAAAGAAGTGGGTCGCGGTCGATGAAAACGGCGGTGTGGATACGGTCCGCGGGGATATCCCGTACGAAGCCCGATCTGCTCTGCGTGATATTCTCAACGAAGAATTCTGGCCAGCGGCGATGGCGGTCAACCCCAACCCGGAAAAGGTAGGCAACCAGTCAGGCGAGTTTATGGAGCACCTGTTCAATCTGCTCGAACTCAAGGCCGGGCTGATGGAAACAGAATTTCGGGATTCCATTGACGAATTCCTTCGGGCCGTGCTGCATTATCTGGGAGTCGACGAATCCACACAGTTTACCCAGACCTGGAAACGCACCAAGCCGCAGAACGCCGAATCCATATCCAGTATCATTGCCAGTACGCCCGATACGGTCATGAGCGACGAAACCAAAACCAAACTGCACCCGCTCATTGATGACTGGCAGGGTGAACGGAAGAAGATTGAAAAAGAGCAGCAGCGAAAAGAGCAGAATACGCTAGATTTGCTGGCCCAGCAGGAGAAAAAGCAGGCCGAGGAGCAGCAGCCGAATGCGAATGATGGGGGCGGTGAAACCTAATGCCCTCATACTGGGAGACCCGCGCCGCCGACAGCATCGGACGCATGGAATCAGCCGCAAACGGGGCAATCCCGGAGCTGGTAAAATCCTTTGAATCTGCCAAGCGCGACCTGATCGACCAGATCGAACGCTTTTATGTGCGGTACGCCAAGGACAACAAGATCACGTTGGCAGAGGCGCAGAAAGTTTTATCACTCGCAGAGCTGCGGGATTTTCGCGGCAACCTCAAAGAGTATGAACGCCTTGCCAGAGCGTCCATAGGCACATTTGATTTGCAGGTGGCAAACCTATCTACCAAAGCCAGAATTACCCGTCTCCAGGCTCTGGAAACGCAATGCGACGCCATCCTTCAAACACTGTATCAGGAGCAGCGCCGCCAGATTGAGGGTGTGGCAGAATCAGTTTACACTGAACAGTATTATCATCGCTTGTTTGATATTGAGCAATACACTGGCTTTCAGTTCGAGTTTTCCAAGCCATCTGCCGCGGCTATTAAGCGCGTAATCGCCCAGCCGATTTACGGCGCGGACATTTCACAGCACCTGTGGCGACAGGATATTGATACCGGGTTCCGCATCCGCTCTACACTGAACCAGATGTTTGTAACTGGCAAGCCCCCGCAGTATTTTGCCGAGGAGCTGCAAAAGGCTATTGGAGCCGTGCGGGTCGATGCTGACGGCAAGGTAACCGGCACGGGCAAAAAGTACGAAGCCTACCGCTTGCTGTACAATGAGTCGGCACACGCCAACGGGCAGGCTGACCTTGCCGCATATCAAGAGGACAAGCTTGACGAATACGAGTTTATCGCCACGCTGGACACCAGCACGACGGAGGAATGCCGGGGCCATGACGGAAAGCATTATCCTATCAGCGAAGCCGTAGAGGGTGTAAACTTTCCTCCGCTGCACATTAATTGCCGATCTACTACAGCGCCGTATATACCTGAATTTCAGGCGACCCGCATGGCGCGCGATCCGGTAACTGGCAAAAGCGTACGCACCACAGCAAAAGATTACGGAGAGTGGAGGGAGCAAAACGGGATATGAAGCAATGTCCTTATAATTTTAGCATCAAGCAGGTGAACCAGAACGTATATGAGTACGACGAAAACAACCTGAATGTTTTCCACTCTCATAAATTGATCGAAAGTCATGTACGGCTACCGTGCATCGGTGAGGAATGCGGTGCTTTTTATGATGGAAGATGCCACTATAATGAGGGGTGATGCAATGCTATCCGCAACCTTTACATTATCCGAAGATTTTGTGCTGATTATCGAAGCCGAGGAAGAATGAAAGGCGGTGATCCCCATATCTCCCGGCGCAGGGTTAAGCGCACGTCCTGAGTACGACGGTAAAAGGCTTTGTTTTTATGTTTAAAATCGCCGTCTGCGGGCGTGATCGGCAGAGCAGCGCGAGGGCCGCAACCTCGTAAAAAGCGTAGCTGCAGGAGGATTTTTTATGAAACGTGAATTTTTAAAAGAGCTCGGCCTTGCCGACGAAGCGATAGAAAAAATCATGGCTGAAAACGGTAAGGACATCAACGAGCTGAAAACAGCCAGTACCACAGCCCAGACCACCATTGCAGACCTGCAGAAGCAGATTAGCGACCGCGATAAGCAGCTGGAAACGCTGAAAAAATCGTCCGGGGACAATGAAGCGTTGCAGGCCCAGATCACAGAGTTGCAGGTGGCCAACAAGACCGCAAAAGCAGAGTATGACGCGCAGGTGAAAAAGCTGCAACTGGACAGCAAGGTGGAAACTGCTCTGATTACTGCCAAGGCCAAAAATACCAAAGCGGTGCGCGCTCTGCTGGACGAATCCAAAATCAGTCTGGACGGTGAGAATGTCCTTGGTCTGAACGAGCAGCTTGAATCCTTGAAAAAGGACGCCGCCTATCTGTTTGGTGAGGATAAGACTCAAAATCCGCCCCCGCCCGCTGACGGCGCCCCGCCCAAACCCGCAGAGCCCAACAGTTTGTTGGGCGCATTACAAGAAAAATACAAAGGAGAATAATTTATGCCTATTACATTAGCTGAAGCAAAAGTCGGTATGGCCGACAAGGTGGATCAGCAGATTATTGACGAGTTCCGCCGAAATTCTTTGCTGCTGGATACTCTGACGTTTGATGATTCCGTTTCCCCCGGAACAGGTGGTTCTACTATGACATACGGTTATGTGAAGCTGTTGACCCCCGCAACCGCCGGGTTTCGCGCGCTGAATACCGAGTACGCCCCGCAGGAAGCCAAGCGCCAGAAAGCGACCGCAGACCTGAAAATCTTTGGCGGCTCCGCGCAGCTCGATCGTGTGATCCAGAGCACCAGCGGCGCGGTTAATGAGATGGATTTCCAGCTCAAGGAAAAAGTGAAAGGTGCTACAAACCTGTTCCATTACACCACTATCAACGGTGACGCAACGCAGGAAGAGGATTCTTTCGATGGCCTGGACGTGATGCTCACCGGCTCTTCCACCGAGTACAACACCGCAACGCCCATAGATATTTCCACGTCTGCGGCACTGGATAGCAATTATAAAACGTTGCTGGATATGCTCGACGAATTCCTTTCCGAGTTTGACGGTAACCCCGGTATGCTGATGGGTAACTCCAAGCTCATGACAAAGATTCGTTCTGCCGCCCGGCGCGCTGGGTATTTGACACAGTCCGAGGATGCGTTTGGGCGCAAGGTGACCGGGTACAATGGCATTCCGCTGGTTGACCTTGGATATTACTGGAATGGTTCCGCTTCTGTGCCTACAGTGCCGATTTACAGCGGCACAGGTGAGACTCCGCCCACCGGCCTGACAGATTTGTATGCCGCCTCTTTTGGCCTTGATGGGTTCCATGGCGTATCGCCTGCCGGCGGTAAAATCATCAATACCTATCTGCCAGATATGAGACAGCCCGGCGCAGTCAAAAAGGTAGAGGTGGAAATGGTCGCCGCTGTTGTGCTGAAAAACAGCCGCAAAGCGGGCGTGTTCCGCAAGATTAAAGTCCAGTAAGGGGGGGCTGAAAATGTACACCATTAGATTTCCTGATGATAATCCCTTTACAGGTGAGTACCTTTCGGTCACATTTAAAGAGGGCGAGGGGCAGACAGACAGCGACTACCTTGCGGAGCGTTTCGCTCGTAAAGGGTTAGAAGTTGAAAAAGAGCCAGAACCTGAAAAGGAACCGCCCAAACCGACGGAAGAGGAAGTGAAAGCGTCGGTAGCTACTGCCGAGAAAGAGCAGAAGAAAGCCGCTGCCGCTGCGAAGAAAGCCGCTGCTCAAAGTGCAGGTGAGCCTGATGCCAAAGACGGCGAATGATGTTTTAGACCTGTGGGTGCTCCGTGGCTATATCACTGCGGAGCAGGCCACCACTGGGCGGGATAAATACCTATCCTATATCGATCAGGCTAAAACCGATATTTTGACATACTGCCGCTTGCCGCTAAACATCAAAAACTTTCCCGATGGTCTTTTTTACGCTTGGGCGGAAATCGCTTGGGGCCTGCAGGCTGACGGCGAATTTAACAGCTCTACCGGTGATATGACAATCAAGTCGATAAAAGAGGGCGACACGTCTATCGAATATGGCTCTTCCGGCGGCGTCGGAGCACTTACAAGCGCAGTATCTACGGTACGCTACGCCAATACCCTGAATCGCTTCCGACGGCTGTTTTGAGGTGACGCAATGAATTTACCTGCGAACGTAATTGCGGCGGGCAGGGCGGCTGTACAGGCCCAATGGAGCGATACGGCTATCGTGACCCGCAAGCAAAAGATCGGCAATGTCAAAAAGGACGTGGAGATTTACTCTGGAATCACCTGCCACCTATCCCAAGCCTCAAAACCTGCGCTCGAACAGTCTGACACCGTGGCGACTACCGCTGCGGTGTTTACTGTTTTTGTGGACACCGAGGTGCAGCTCCAGCCCGGGGATACCCTGATCATATCCCACAAGGGCCAGACCTTTACCGGGGCAGTGGGAGAACCGTTTAACGGCACATTCAGCAATTCTGTGCGGCTCGAGGCGGTGAAAATCACATGATTACGCAGGATTACAAGCAGTTTCGGGCCGCACTCGAAAAGCTGGGGGCCGACCTTGACGAGAGCGCCCGCCGGGTTGTGGATGGTATGGCAAACGTAGGGCTGAATGTCACAAAGAAAAACACGCCAGTTGGCGGTTATCAGATTTATACGGATTCCAAGGGTGGGAAACGGCTGCGAAGGGTCAAAGGTGCACCGATCGGCGGCACTCTGCGGCGCGGCTGGAAGAAAACCAAAGCGTTTAAGCTGGGGCGAGATTGGCAATCTGGCTACACAAACAACACCGAGTATGGAATTTATGTGAATAATGGTCACCGAGTCGTAGGAAAAGACGGCGCGACTGTCGGCTATGTAAAAGGCGAGCGGATGCTTGAACAGGGCATAGACGCCGCCCGACGGCAGAGCGAAAGCTTGTTCCGGCAGGAAATTGCCCGCGTAAAGCAGAAAGGGGGCTGGTGATGGAGCTGCTCGAAAATATCACTATCCCGCAATCGCTTGCGGACAGTATCGACGCAGGAACGCTCACCATATCCGATCATCTACTGCTGGCTGCCGCACAGTTTACCGCCGCTTTATTTCCTACCGCTGAAACCTACATTGGATCCCAGCGGCAGGCCGTACACGCTCCGGCACTGTTTGTGGACTACTACTCCATGACCAACCAAAAGCGGCTTGTGCCCACATCAGAGTACGAATTCGGGTTGGAAATCACGTATGTGCCTATCGACAGCCTTGACCGCCGCGAACTGCAAAATGCCATTTTTACAATCCAGCAGAACCTCGACCGGCTGGAAAGTGACATCGGCGCGTTCCGCTGCTTTTCCAAAGACTCGGATATTACGGACGGGCTGGCCCATGTGACCGGCGCTGTGAGCGTTTGGGAAACAGACGTACCAGAAGATCCGATCATTGTGCAAGCAGACCAAAATATTACACAGCAAGGAGCTGATAAAATTTGATTACAAGTATCCTGCCCGGCACGACCGTTGAACTCAAAGCGGGGGATCGCGATGCCGAGCTGAGCGTTACCGGCGTTGTGGCCATGGCCCTGCCCCTTGACTGGGGTGATAAGGTTACGGTTATCAATAAGGGCGACAGCACCCTGTATTCGCTGGGCTATAAAAATTCTGACGTTGCACTGAAACTGGTGCGCGAAGTCATGAATGGCGCAGAGCGGCTGATTCTGTATCGACTTAATACGGCGGGTGTGAAAGCGACCGGCGCCATAACGGAAAACGTAACAGCAGAGGCGGTATTTCCTGGCTCGCGCGGAAACGATTTGACCGTTACTGTGGCTGCCGCTGACGGGAAATGGCTGGTTAAGACTTACCTCGGCACGCAGCAGGTTGATTCGCAGCTGATTGCCACGGTGGCAGATTTTACGCCGGCATATGTATCGCTGTCAGGCGAGGGCACTCTTGCCGCAGGTACCGTCAAATTGACGGGCGGCACAAACGGCACGGCAGAGGCCGATTATACCGGCTTTTTCGCAGAACTGGAAAAGCACGAATACAACGTGATCTGCAGCACAGATGCGGCGCGCGCGACGGAAGTTGTTGCCTTTGTGCGGGAGCAGAACGCCAGCAAGCGGTATGTGCAGGGCGTTGTGACAGGGATTCACCCTGACTATGAAAATATTTATGTGTGCAGCTCCACCGGCGGCGTGACCGCGGACTATGAGCTGACGCCCGCGGAAGCTTGCGCTACGCTGGCCGGACTTATCGCCCAGGCAGGGGTAGAAAGCAGCCTGACCTATCACCGCGGCATTACCGGCTGGACAGACGTCACACCGAAGCTGACCCGCGAGCAGCAGATCAGCAAAACGCAAGATGGAGAAGTGCTGTTTGTGTCGCTGTATGGCTCTCCTGCGGTGCTGTACGATATTGACAGCCTGACGACTTACACCGATGAAGCGCCCAAGGATTTCGGCAAGGGCCTGGTGATGCGCACGCTGCTGAAATATCAGGGCGACGTGCAAAAGCTGCTTGATACTCGCTGCGTTGGTAAAATCCGCAATAGTACCGAGGGCCGTGCGCAGATTAAGGCGATGGTGTTTGAAATGACCTCGCAGAATTATCTTGCGCTTGGGTACATTGAAGATTTTTCTGCGGACGATATTACCGTGACGGCCGGTACGGAACGCGATGCTGTGAACGTGAGTGCCGGTATTTTAGTAGCGGACACGGTAGACAAAATCTATGTCACCGTGACAGCGCTGTAAGGAGGGATAAGCCATGGCAAAAACAAGATTGCAGGACGTGTTCTCCGGACATGACGGAGAGGCATTTATTCGATTGAACGGTTCTATTGTTCCGGCGTTTAAGATTTCTAAAATCACCGCCAAATTAGAAGCCGTTGTGGAAAACAGACGCTTTTTGAATGACCCGATGGAGCAGGCCGCACAGCGTGGGCTCAAGGGCAGCGGCGATATGACGTATTACCACACCACACCCGCTCTGATCCGGGCGGCGCGGGACTACAAAAATGGTGGAGAAGCACCGGATATTTCCTTACAGTTTTATTCTGATTCCAAAAGCTCCAAACTTGATCGTATCAGTGTCACGCTGTCTGGCGTGATTCTCGCAAACGTGGGCTTTGGAGCGCTGGATGACGGCAGCGATAACGCGCAGACAATTGACACGTCGTTCACTTTCAACGATTTCGACCTGGCATAAGGGGGATATTTCATGGATAAGACTTTAATGCAGTTTTTACACCCGGAGCGCAAACCCAACGCCAAGTTTAAGCTTGGTTCTTTCGGTGATGCAGAATTTGAAATGCGCGTATTGGGCGCGGACGAAATGGCGCAGATTTCTGCGGAGGTACAGACTAAGGGATTAAAAGGCGTTGAGGCGCTGTACCCGGCAGTCGCCGCGAGCCTGGTTACACCGAACCTGCGCAGCGCCGATTTGCTGGATGCGCTGTCCGAGCGCGAGGGGCACAGAATCTTGGCCCCGGTGGACGCTCTGAAAGCAATCTTCACCGGGGATGAAGTCGCCGCGCTTATCGGTATCTACAACGAGCATGCAGACGTGACAGTAGATTTTGAAGAAAAGGTAAAAGAAGCAAAAAACTGATCAGGCAGGGCGGGGATGGGTTTTATTTTTGGGCTCACCTTGCCCTGCAAAATCATAACATTTTGCCGCATGAGTTTATGGCGCTGCCAGTGCACGAGCGCGCACTGATTGTGGCGAGCGACTCGATCGTCAGTGATGAAATGAAAAAGAAATAGCGGCAGGGGTTAACCTGCCGCCGCATCGTTAAGAAAATATTCATAACGGTTTTTGATTTTTTCTTTTCGCAATTTTTGATCGAATTCCAAGTCTTTTAAAATGCTGACTACAGACTTATCAACGTCAAAAGGCAAATCTCTACCAGCTTCTTGCTGAGCATTTTGGATGGTATCTACTATCAGTTTTTTAGGAACAGAACCGCGCTCCCGAATTAAATCAAAGATAAGACTTTCGATTCCGCTGTACATTTCTCGGAGATCGTCGGCCATACCCGCGTAAAGGTCTATCATTTCATCAATTCGGCTGGATTTTGTGATCTCCCAAAAAAGATCGTAGTCCTCGTTCCCAAAGTTTTTCATCATGAATAATTTTTGTAAGGCTAAGTCGCATCTTGAAAGCCTTGTGCTCAGATTATCCGTTTCCGTGACTATTTTTGAGCTATCGCCGAATATTTCTGCTTCGCGAGCGATGTATACATTATATTCATTTTGGCACCGTGGACACAATCCGATTTTATTCACCGACATAAATAAACCGAATTTCCCGCATCTCTTACATTTTGCCATTTTTAATTTCCCCTTACAGCATGGTGCTATTTTACCCTATTCATCGTATGTCAATGTTACGGCTGGAACGGAAATACCGCTCAAAGTAGTGTTATCTGTCGTAATACTCACAATCTGATCCCTTGTAATATTATTCTCCTCAATAAATTTCTCCATCCTTTTTTGCGGGTTGGACCTGAGCAACCCTGCTTGAAAGCGTTTGATTTTTATCATTGCCGTCCCTCCTTTTTACCACATATTACCATAATAAGCGGAAAAATCCAATAGAAAAGCGGTGATTTTTTTGGCAAACACGCTTGAATCTATATTTAGACTGACTGACCAGTATACAACGACAATGAACAAGATTTTGAAAAGCTCTGATGACTATGAAAAGCAGCAGCAGGCAGCGCAAAAAGCAACAAAGCAGTTTCAACAGGATATATCAGGGATAAGAAACGCTGCTGCGCCCGCAGCTGACGGAATTAATATTATTACCAAGCGAATTACTGGACTTGTAACAGCGGCATACCTCGGAAAAAAGGCTCTCGACGTGATGTTTTCTGCCATTAAAACCGGCGCGGAAAAGCAGGTGCAGCTTAACACCTTTCAGAGCCTGTTAAACAGTGATCAGGCAGGCTCAGCGCTGTATGACTATACCAAACTGTACGGGCAACAAAAGTCTGTATTGGGTTCCATGGGTATTGCTGAAGCGACAAAGTCCTTTCTGCCTTTTACGCAGGATATTAACCAGCTGACAAGAGCTTACCAGTTGACAGAACGTCTGTATTCCCGTGACCCCACACAAGGGACATCTGGTGCAGTATTTGCAATGAAAGAGCTGCTTTCGGGGGACACGACCAGTGCGAAGGAAAGATTTAACATTTCCGGGCTGTCTGGTGAAAAGATCAGGAATCTTGTCAATTCCAGAAACATGACCGGAACACTGGATTATTTGGACGCGACATTCAATAAATTCGGTGCTACGCAAGCGGTAGTTGATAAGAATTTTACCTCTTTGCAGACGCAGGCCACGAAATTTGGGGATAGCATTACTTCTGCGCTCGGTGACGAATCCAGCCCGGTGGTGCAAAACCTTTCGCTTATGTTTCAACAGCTGAATGCGGATATGGATTCCGGGAAATTTGCGCCCTTCTTTAATTTGATGGGGAATGGCATGGTAATGTTGGGGAACGGACTTTCGTGGGTGGCTGAAAACGGCGCAACGCTTATTCCGATTATTGGCGGCGTAGCATCTGCGCTTGTTATATTTAATACTGCGATGGGGCTGGCGCGAACGTTTGCACTTGCTACCGGCGCGACAATAAGCCTTGTATCAGGCCAATGGATTGCTGCAGCGGCTATTATCGCAGGAGCCGCCGCCACCATTGGACTGGCGGCGTCGCTGAACAAGCAAAACGGCGCACTCAGCAAGCAGGCCGATGATCTCGCTAAGAGCGCAGCGACCTATAAAAGTGCCCTGAGTACTGCTCCTAAATCAAACCTTAGTACCGCGATACCGACCGAAATTACCAACAAATCCCCGATCAGCGTTAAGGGAGAGGTAGAGATCGAAAAAGAATCCCTGCGCTATCAGTTTGATCTGGCTGCACAAAAGGCCATGGCCATGTTTAACATGACGCAGGTTGTGCCACAAGTGACGATTCAGAACCAGCACGTCAGCAAGACGGTAGATGTCGAGGAAGTCAATAACGCGCTGGGAGATATGGTATACCAAAATCAGCAGATGCAAGCTGCGGGGGTGTACTGATGACCTATTATATAAATCTTGGCGGCATAATCATCTATGGAGTGCAAAATGTTGATGACGGGAAAGACCGGGAGATTACAGCCTATGATGGCATTGGGCAGGGAAATTTCCCGGTTCCGGAATCCCCAAAGCTGCATACATGGACGATCGAGTGCGAAATGACCGAAAAGAACACAGACAATTTGCCTAATTGGTCAGCGGCCAGCAAAGTGTTTACGGCGTTCGACGTGCTACTCGCTACCAAAGACCCCAGCCGCTTCATTTTTGTTTCGGACAATCGAAGTGAATCGATGTCCGGTTATTTAACCGGGTACAGCAAAAAGGAAAAATATCCGGGCACCTATGATGTGACAATCCGGGTAACCGAGTATAAGGCGGCCGGCGTGAAAACAACTGACGTACCGTATATCAAGCGGCCGGGTAAGGCTCCTGCCGTACCGAAAACCGTTGTTTTTAATAGTAAAACGACTCCGTACAGCAAAACACAGAATGATAAAAAAAGCGGGGGAACTTCCGATTCCGGAAGTAAGGCACCGGTGTTTCAAGGCCCACAGTCAATGGTGATCGGAGGCGTGCTTAACGTTCTTGATACTAAAACGGGCAAGTATGTAGCGAAAAAAACAGCTTGGGGCGGGGTTTCCGATGCAAAGACGGGGGAACCGGTGACGAATCCAGCAACAATAAAAGATAAGCATGCTTACAGCAATTCTTATTTGTCCCCTCAAAAAAAGCCGACAGAAAATAGTGGAACGTGGGTTAAAAACACTTTTTCTGCGATCGGCAACGCTTTTAAAAAGTGGGCAGCAGAAGAGGGCAAACGCGCTCGCAATTACAAAGGCGGAATCAGTTGATTAAGCAGGTGATCTCATGCTCCTGATCGGCAGTACAGACATAAACGACATCGCACTGGATGTCAAATATAAATCTGCCTGGAATAACGGGGCCGGGCAGCTGACATTCAGCTACCCTTCTTCAAAGGCTGGTATGTTTGCAAATGGCAGCACGGTTATTTTTACTTACGGCAGCACGAACATATTTTACGGCTTTCTCTTTACCACAAAGCAAGACCGCAAGAAATACAGCTGCACCTGTTATGACCAGTTGCGGTATTTTAAGGCCAGCAATTCTATTATGCGTCCGATCTGCACCCTTACGGAGTTTTTGAACATCGTCGCGTCGTCCGTGGGTGAACGCATCAGAATAGGACAAGTCGATAACACAGTTGTAAAGCTCTCAAAATACTTATTCGACAACAAGACTCACCTGGATATGCTCTATCAGTCGATCAAAGACAATCTGACGGCCAACGGTTACTGGTATGCACTGCGAGATGATTTCGGAGCTCTCGACCTGCGGGATATCGTTGACCTACGGCTGCCGCTGATCCTCGGCGATGGCTCCCTCGGCACGGATTTCGACTATGAGCGTTCCATCGATGAGGACACCTACAATTACATTAAGGTAGCTAAGGACGACCAAGACAAGGGTGTGCGCAACGTCTACCTTGCGCAGGACAACAGCACCATTAAAACATGGGGTAAGCTGATGCTGTACGATAAGGTAAGCGCCGATCTGAATGAATCTCAACTCGCCGCGCGTGCGAATCAGCTCTTGCAGCTGAAAAACCGGGAAACGCAGACTTTGAAAATGGATTGCATGGGTGATGCGCGCGTCATGGGTGGCAGCGGCATCCGCGTGAAGATCGCGGAGGCTGGACTTGATCTTTGGGCCGTGGTGGATAGCGTGACGCACAATTTCGGTCACACCAAGCACACCATGAGCCTCGAATTGAAATTTGTGTGGTGATGATATGGACTTAAATACGGCCATTAAAAATATCGTACGAGAATACCTGCAAAACGAGACCCTTTGCGATCTGGTTTATGGCACTTGGGGCGGCAACAGCGTAAAAGTGGATAACAAACCGCTACCGATTCCTTTGGATATGATCGACGTGCCGCAGGGCCTTACCGTGACAATCGGCGCAAGGGTCAGTCTGATTCAAAAGCACGGTGGCCAGCGCTACGCAGTGATAGGGGTGTTGTGATGAGCGTACTTAAAACATATGGCGCCGATACAGATAGCTTTCATCCGTCGAAAACGTGGAAATTGTCTGGAAACCATCTGCAGGGCATGATTGACGGTCGCGAAGCAGTGGCCCAAGCAGTTGATCTGATGCTTTCCACTGAACGCTTTTATTACGATATCTTTTCGTTTGATTACGGTGTAGAGCTCGCCGACCTGATCGGAAAAGATCGGTCCTTTGTCAGAGCGGATATTCAGCGCCGAATTGAAGAAGCGCTCAGTGAGGATGACCGGATTACGGGAATATCTGACTTTGAAATATCTTTTGACCGTGAGGCTGCGATTGTGAGCTTCACGGTCAATACCATTTTCGGAGATATCTTCGAGGAAAGGGGTGTTGAGCTTGGCTGAAGCTTATGAGTATGAAGCGATCCTGCAGCAGATGCTTGGCCAGGTGCCGGACAGCATCGACAAGCGAGAGGGCAGCGTGATTTATCACACGCTGGCGCCGGTGGCGTTCGCGCTGGCCCAGCAGTCTTATATGCTGGCTTACATGACTGATTTGCTTTTTGCAGACACGGCCGAAGAGGAATGGCTTGATCGAGTTACATCAGATTTCGGAATTGACCGGGAGCAGGCTACGCAGGCCGTGCGGCAGATCAATACCTTTGACAGCGCCGGCGCGCCTTTTGATGTGCCGATCGGCAGTAAATTTAGGGCGGAGGATGTATCCTTTGCAATCACCGAAAAGATTGATACCGGCCAGTATAGAGCAGTCTGTGATCAGACAGGCATACAAGGCAACGCCTACGGCGGGGCAA